CGAGTTTTAAGCTCGTTTTCACTCATCATTGGTACTTCCTCACCTTTTACAATTTTCATCAAGCAAGTAAGCTGGATGCTTGTGTAAATTCTAGCGTTGTTACCTTCCATGATTACGTCACCTTTAGAATAGTTTCCTCTTCTACTATCTGTTTGATAAGTCATAACAACTGGTGCAATCTCTACACTTACTCTGTCTACATAAACAGGCTCTTTGTCGATTTCTTTGTTGTTAAATGCATCAATGATAGCATCTTCAAACTCTTGGTTTATTGCACCTTCGTTATCTCTTTGAGGATAGAAGTTCATCTGATATTCTGATGAACGTCCTTTTGCCGCTCTTTCTAGTAGTGACATTTTCTCTGGCACAAATATTAATCTTAAATAATTGTGTCCTTTGTCTGCATCAGATTGAAATTCAACGATTTCACTTCTGTCATAGTCTACTTTTACTTTCATAGTTGCTGATATTTATGGGTTTGTAATTTGCGCTATATATTAATAAGAAAAGATAAAGGGATAAAATTAATTATCCCTTTATTTAATGGTTGGTTTGTGTGATAGGCACAACCACATCGTATCTTCCTTTACCAGTTCTTTCCATAATTTCACAATACTGATGTGCATCACTGATACCTTGTTCAGTTGCTGGAAATGTTTCTACGATTAAAGGAGTAGTGTGTTCATACACTTTTACTACAAATACTGAGTTGTTGAAATCTGATTTAGCCATACTTTTACTTATTAATGTTACTACTACGGGGTCTTTCCCCCGATTAAAGAGAGAGGGGGCTTGATTTTGTACAGCTTCCCACACGCAGATTTCTTCACCAAAAAAATTTTTTATATATTTTTATTTTAAATAATGTTAAAAAATAGCTATTAAACTTAAATAAATATTCATAATAAATGTTAATAATAACAACTAATATAGTTAAATATACGTTACTGTATACAGTAGATACAGTTAAATACAGTATGAATACAGAAGACATATTAGAAGAATTAACTAAAGTAGATGATGTAAGTCCCATTACTTTAGAATTACTATTAACTTATTATTAACAATATGTACTCAAATGATGATATAAACTTTATTGCAAATGAAGTATATAAACTAAGTTCTTCTACTTAGTAGAATCTAATGAGATTGTATGGATTTATAATAACAGAAGCATGAATTACTATTTCATAAGACAAAGAGATTAGCAGTATTCTAATTGCCTTTACTTAAGTAAGATAAGTAAGAACTATAAATTAAATGATAATTATAGATCCTTTACTTTACCAGGACAAATAGAATATACTTTCTCTGAAGATTTATATAAACAGTTTAAGAAAGAAATAAATACAGTTAAATGACAGAATTTACTGCACTATGTTTAGTAGGTATGTTAGGGTGTCTAGCTTATATCATACTAAATAAATTAACAAAGTAATGTGCCCTAAGTACACGGGATCGTAGTACATTCCACGCTTAAAGAAGTTACTGTAAAGTAGAAGCGCACCAGGGAATCCTAATCGTAAGTAGGCTCAGTTTAGCTACCTTTCTGGCGGTCGTTGAATAAAAAAGGTAGCCCCTAAAACGGTATTACTATGGAAAAGAACGAACAAAAAAAAGCAGATAGAATTGAGTATGTTTTCAGGAATAAAACTTATATAGCTACTCCTGAACTTAGTAAAGGTTGTTGTGTAGGTTGTGCGTTTGTTAATAATATGAATTGCGCTAACTTTAAAGATAGAATGGATATATGTCATAAAGGATATATATTTAAGCGCAAATTTAATCATATAGATGAGTAACCTTACTTTACTTACTGCGTTAATAGATATTATAAAGTAAATATTATGGAAGATAAAGTACTAGAAACAGTGGTAAACGGATTGGAATATAGTTTTGAAAAAGATATATTGGTAAAACCTTTAGCTCCTATCATGGTTACTAAAGAATATACAGAGCAAATCCCTACTGGTGAAAAGGATGAAGAAGGTTTTAATAAGTATGAAGTAAAGACTCATACTAAAGAAGTTGAATCAGATTTTGCAAAAGGTATTGTTCTATCTATTCCAACCGGTGCTGATAGTACCATTAAGGTTGGTGATACTATAGTATACCCTAAGAAATTTGCTAAAGACTTTGATCTATTTAAAGACTCACAATTAGTTAAGCCATACGACGTTGTAGCCAAAGTCGTTAAATAAGCTATCATTCATGAATTGAATGTTTTTAGAGTATTAAATCGCTGCCCTGCCATCAAAGCAGGGCATTCTTTTTACTATTACTTTACTAAACATTAATAAATGTTAAATATTTTAAACACTTTTTATATTAGTGCGTTTTAAGGGCATTATGGGAACAATAATAATAGTACTTGTGAGTATTATTGGTTTTGGTGCTCTTACTTATCGTCAAGGAAAGAAAGAAGGTTATGACCAAGGTAGAATTGATGGTTACGAAGAGTGTAAACAAAACTTTAATAAGATACAAGAATTTAAACAAAAGATATTAAATAAAAAGTTAGACATATGGAAGGATACAAAGTAATTAAGGATTTTAGCTTCGCTGAAAAAGGTGATGTGTTTACTAAAGTTGAAGATTTAAACTTGTGGGAACTTCAGAAATCTGAAGTAGTATCAGATACAGAAACTTATACTTCAATGGCGTTTGATTCTTCTACTATGGAAGAATTAGCCAATAAAGATTATGTAATTTGGTACAGTGAAGAAGCACAAGAAGGTGTGGATGAATGTGAATGCTGTTGCGATAAGTTAGAGAAAGTAAAAGAATACGTTAATACTTTGATTGATACATATACTAAAGATTATAACGAATTGATGAAGGATTATAATGAAGGTAATGTTCAACAGTGTGTTAAAGTAGAAGCAGAAACTGTATACCATAATTTAAATAAAGTTCTCAATAGTATTAAAGATTTGTTAGATGAATAAATTAGTAAAGACTGTTAATAAAGGCAATCTTTACTATGAATACCTTAACGCTTTAAATGGTATACTACAACTTACAAATAGGGAATTGGAGTTACTTACCAAGTTCGTTGAATTAGATGTGAACTTTACTCCAATACCTGGTGTAAGTAAAAATGTAGCCAATACTGACAATCGTAGAATGATTAAAAGTACTATGGGTATTACTCCAGATAACTTAAGTAGATATATAAGTAAGTTCAAGAAAGAGGGTCTTTTAGTACAGGGAAAAGCAGAAGATGAATTAGTAGTTAATAAGATACTAATTCCAGAGATAATAAAAGATAGGGTGCAAATAACATTAATACTAAGAGTAAATGAATAATAAAATAAATAATAAACATTTCTATATGATCTTTGACAATGGGCATATAGTACATGTAGAGAATAGAAGTAATAGGTTAGTACGATATTTTAGACATCTCTTTAACTTACGTTCTAATCTGAAATTAACTTCTTTCGTTCCGAAGAAACCTTACTCTAATAAAGAAATCAAGAAATTATCTGATATACTATACAGAAATCGTGACTTGGATGAAGATGATATCATAGTAATAATAAATTCTATTAGACCTAATACCATCAGAGAATCTTTAACAGAGTTAGAAACTAGTGAATATTATATAAATGCAACAGCAAAAAAAGATATCAATTTACTCAAGTCTGGCAAACAAATATAATTTACCTTATCCTGTTATAGAAGTAATATGCAATAGTCCATTTAAGTTTGCTAAAGAAGTAATGTCAAACGATGAAGATACTAAAGATATTATGTTTGCTTACTTATTTAAACTTAAATTAAAAAAGAGATATAAAGAAATAAAATGAGACAGTTTATTGAAGAATGCTTAACGCCCAATTATAAGATTCACTGGTTAGATTCTATTTACTTTGATCCTGTATTACTTAACAATATACAGATGTATATAGCAATTAGTGACAGTAGACTATTAAGAATATGATACTAAGAAAGTTTAATAATATATATCCTAGAACACTTTGGATAGCTATAGTAGAGAGTGAGGAAGATATACAGTTTCTATGCAAGAAGTTCTCTATATTAGAGATTACTCCAGAATTCAATAAGATACTAGAAAATGCTCAAAATATAATGACTAATGCTTATCATTATGATGTAGTAGCTGAATGTAGACCTGTTGTTCAAAACTCTAACTATTTTAATGGAATACTATGTATAATATATAAGCCAGAGTTAGTAGGTAGTGATATTATAGCCCACGAATCTGTTCACGTCTCTGACTATTACTTTGAAATTACAGGTATGCACGGTGAAGATTTTTCAACTGGTGGTAATGAAGGATATGCCTACTTAGTTGGTTGGGTTGCTGGATGTTTTATTAAAGTAATGAAAGAATATGGAAAGGCAGAGTAAAGAAGATTCGTTAGCTCTATGGGAGTTTGAGAAGAACAATACTAAACAATTAGGTTCTAATATCAGCGAAGAGTTAAGGGAATTAATGGAAGTTGCGGATAAGAAGATAAATGACTATTCGTTAACATATAATGAATTTCTAGATGACATTCTAGAAGGTTTAGCTAAACTAAAAGACACAGATAATATTGAAACTAGGCGGTTACAGATAAAAGGATTGTACAACTGTTTAACTAATAAGTATATTGAAGATGGAGAATGACGGTAAGAAATACGATTATGGTAAAGTAAGAATGGATTTGATTCCATTAGATGTAGTTGAGAATATTGGTAAGGTACTTACTTATGGAGCTCAGAAATACTCAGATAATAGTTGGCAAAACCTTCCAGATTTTTGGAAAAGATATAAAGCAGCATTACTAAGACATCTTACTGCTATAGATAAAGGAGAATTAATAGATCCTGAAAGTGGACTACCTCATATAGATCATGTACTTTGTAATACAGTATTCTTAGATTGGGGATTTCATCATGGTAAAGCGATTAGTATTAACACAAAAGATATTGAACAAGATAAATAATTATGGAACAATTGAAATTTAAAAAGTTAGATTACTCAGTAAAGAAAGAAGACGGCACAGAAGAGATTAAAAAATCTGAAGGTAAGTTGCCTATTAGAGCTACTAGTAGCAGTGCAGGATTAGATCTATATACTACTCGTATTACTCAAGAAGTAGATAATAGTGGCAAGTTAGTACTAGTATATCACACTGATATTGCTGTAGAAATTCCTGAAGGATATGTTGGATTTATCTGTATGAAATCATCTATCTCTAAAAGATCTATTATTATGTGTAATGGTATTGGAGTGATTGATTCTGATTATCGTGGAGAGTTAATGGCTAAATTTAAAGTAACTACAGATGCTATTCCTACAGTATATACTACAGATGAACCATTTGCTCAGTTAGTCATTGTTCCTTGTTCTATGTTAGAACCTACTTTGGTAGAAGAATTGAGTGAAACAGAAAGAGGAGAAAAAGGATTCGGAGAAGCTACAGCAGAACAAAATAATGAAATTAAAGAAGTAAAAGAATAATTATGGAAAATCTAGATATTACAATTATTCCTGTAAGTGCATCAGGTGTTGGAAATTTTATTGAAGTTCGTATTAATGGTATGTTATATAGAACAGAGATTGTGCAAGGTGAATTTACAGAAGATGTAATGAAACAATCTATGGAGAAACTAATGCCTACTATTCCTACTGAACAACAGGAACCTGTAGAATTAAAATTTTATCAGCTATTAGATGCTATTGCAAATACTAAAGCTGAAGAAGAGTATAGAGCTCAGCATCCTGAGGAGTTTATGCCAGAGAATTTTGAACCCAGTGTTGAAGAAGTAACTGATGAAATTATTTGATATAAATGGTGGTAAAGTAGTAATACACCCTGACGCTTTGGGTCTCCCATTCTTTAAAAAGTTATGGGAGGCTGATAAGCCAGATAAAACACAAGCCACAAATGTAATAAGTTATATAGTACTTATGTGGTATTTTAAATCTCCATATGTACTTCAGCTAGAACCAGATATCAGAGAAAAGAAGCTTAAGCAGTTATACTTTGGTAATGAAGATTATAAGCTTACAGTAGAAGAGAAGTCCTGTGAAGATGATTATAAGAAGCTAATATACACTAGGAATCTGAGGATGCTGGATAGTATGAGAAACAAAGTAGATACTATTAGTAAGTATTACGAAGATTCTCTAGAAGAGCAACTAGATGAAAAGAAGATTAAAGATCTATTAGCTGGTATGGAAAAAGTAAAAGCTACATTTCAGACACTAGATTTCCTCGAAAAAGCAGTTAAAGCTGAAGAAGTTAGTACTACTAAAGTACGTGGAGATGCTCAGATTAATCCTTATGAATTAGCTTAATTTGTGCAAATTATACACAAGTTTATAACAATAAATTAATGAGTACGTTATATGAATATAAATAAAGAAACTATGAAGAAAGTACTTGATTTAACAAAATGCAATAGCACTGAAGAAATTTGTGATGTGCTTGAAAAAGAAATTGATAACAAACGAAAAGCAGATGCTTATCTTAAAGAAGCCGGTGAATTTTTGGTTGAAGAATATAAGAAAGAAGCAGTAGCTGAACCTAAGAAGAAAGGTATTATCAAGCGTACTATTCATTGGCTAAAGAGTTTGTTTAAGAAATAATCTCGTTGAACTGATAGAGAGGTCTGACAGGGACAGACATTAAATATTCCCTGGCATATTGCCCTATGGTGTAGTGGTAGCACGAGAGGCTCTAACCCTCTAGGTCCGGGTTCGATTCGGTGGTAGGGCGACCAATTAAAGAATAAACTATGATTGACTTCTAGAAGAAAATAATAAATAGTGATAAGTTTAGAACTCCGGCTTTAACATTCTTAAAGACCGGAGCTTATTGTTAGTATCCAATTGGTACTACTGAATATTACACATACTGGGACGAATAGAAAGATCGTTGCATTAATGGTTATACCGCAGAGGATGGAGATTACATCACTGGGTATAACTATTTTTATATTAACTTTTGTCCAATGCAACGTATAGTTAACACTATTACTAAACTACCTAATGGAGAAACTAAAATAAAAAGAGATAGTGTAGTAACATTTCCAGATTTCTATGATTATGACTATTTCTACTTCTAGGCAGTACAAGAAGCAGAAAATAAAGGAAAACATATATGTCTACTTAAATCACGTCGCAAAGGATATAGTTATAAAGGTGGAGCTATGGCGTGTCGTAATTATTATTTGATACCTAATAGTAAAACATATATATACGCTTCTAACAAGCAGTATCTTACCGAAGATGGTATTCTTACTAAAGCTTGGGACTATATGGACTTTATAGATAAGAATACAGCTTGGGGTAAGAAACGATCTGTTAACAGTACTATGCGTAAACGAGCTGGATTCTGGACTAAAGATGAATTTGGCAATGAAGTAGAAATGGGTTATAAGTCAGAGATTATTGGCGTTACTTTGAAAGATAATCCTGATGTAGTACGTGGTAAACGTGCTAAATTAATTCTATTTGAAGAAGGAGGTTCATTCTCAGAATTAGGTGCTGCGTGGCAAATTGCTAGACCATCTGTAGAACAAGACGGTGTAGCGTTTGGTACTATGATAGTGTGGGGTACTGGTGGTGATGAAGGCTCTGCATTTGAAACTATGAAAGATATGTTCTATAATCCAGATGGATACAATTGTTTAGGATTTGAGAACATATGGGATAGTACACCTACAGATAAATTGTGTGGATTCTTTGTTCCATAGTATACTAATCTAGATACTAGAGATGATGATGGTAATAGAATATACATGGATGATGATGGTAATACTATTACTAAACCTTCCCTTGAATTTATATTAGATGAACGTAGAAAGGTAATAAGTACAGCTACTAATACTACAGCTATAGACCGTTACGTTGCAGAGCGTCCTATTACTCCACAAGAAGCAATGCTAGAATTTAATGGTAATATATTTCCTAAGAAAGAATTACAGGAGCAATTAGGACTTATTCGTACTAATACTTAGTTATAGAATCATAAACAAGTAGGTGATTTAATATTTGATGAATCTGGTAATATCAAATGGATACCTAAGAAACATGGTGATGTTACTAAGTACCCACTAGGTAAAGACGATGATCCTACAGGATCTATAGTTATATGGGAACATCCTGCTAAAGATGCAACAGCTGGATTATATATAATAGGTGTAGACCCTTATGATCATGACTAGTCTGGTACTAATTCATTAGGATCATCTATAGTATATAAGAGGTTTTAGAACTTTGAAGAGTACTATGATATTATAGTAGCTGAATATACTGGTAGACCTGCAACAGCTGAGGAATACTATGAAAACTTACGTAAGTTAGCATTATACTATAATGCGCGTATAATGTATGAAAATGAACGCAAAGGTCTATTCCCTTACTTTACTGCTAAGCATTGTGATTACTTATTAGCTGATCAACCTGATATTATTAATGATATAGTTAGTAATTCTAAAGTACAAAGAAGAAAAGGTTGTCACATGAATAAGTAGATAAAGCAATGGGGTGAAGGTATGATAAAAGAATGGTTGAATGAAGAGTATGCACCAGGTAAGAAAAACCTAACTAGGATACTATCAGAGCCGCTATTAGAAGAGCTAATAAGCTATAACGATACAGGTAACTTTGACCGAGTGATGGCGTTGATGTAGGTTATGATATATAGAGAACAACTGTATAATGTAGTTGTTAAAAAGAAAGAAAAAGAAAACAAATAGAAGATGCTCTTCGATGGACCAATTTTTGCGCAGAGTTGGTTCAATGATGATACTCCTAGAGTATTTTCTAATGACGATAATGTATATACATTTTAACTATGAAGAATACTAAAAGTTTCCCTGCACAGAAACTACCAATGTCAAAGAAGACACAAGCCTGGAAAGAAGCCTGCGTAGACTATGTAGTAGGCGCTGGAGATTCAGGATTTGGTGGTAATGGTAGATCTAGATCTGACGAGATGTAGACTTACTATGATTTATATAATAGCATATATAATGAAAAGGATCTTAAATATGTAACTAATCCATTTAAACAAGATGATGGATTTCCTGCTATGGCATAGGATTATAATATCATCAAACCATATGTAGATCAGTTACTTGGTGAAGAAACTAAAAGACCTTTTAATTTTCATCCACAACGCACAAGTGATATAGCTGCTAGTGAACTATAGGAAAAAGCCAAAGAAATGCTAATGGATTATATTCAGGCTACTATAGCTAGTAAGTTAAGTCCAGAACAAGCAGCTAGATATGAACAAGCATTAGCTACAGGAGAAATATAGACCCCGGAAGCTATAGCTAAGTATGTACAGAAGGATTACAAAGATATAGCAGAAACTGAAGCTTATCACGCATTGCAATTCCTAAAAAGAAAGTTGAATCTTACCCACGAATTCTATAAAGGCTGGAAAGATGCCTTAATAGGCGGAGAAGAAATATACTACATAGGTGTAATCAATGGAGATCCTTATGTAGAAAGAGTAAATCCTATGTACTTTGATTATGAGCACTCTTTAGACTTAGAATTTATAGATGATGCAGCATGGTGCCGCAGAAAGATGATCATGTCTGCTACTGAAATATACGACAGATTCTATGATAAAATGTCTGAAAGACAACTGAATGAACTACTAGAACTTATTGATCAAAGACCTGGAGCAGGTAATAATCCAGAGATAAGAAAGACTAGTATAGATTATGAATCTATTAAACTACACAAAATTAATAGTTTTACAGATAATCCATTTGATATAGATCATATAGTAGTATATCATTGCTGTTGGAAGTCTTTCAAAAAGATAGGATTTGTTACTTTACTAAACCCAGAAACTAGAGAAGTTGAAGAGTTTCAAGTAGATGAAGATTATAAAGTAATAGGTACAGAACAATCTGTAGAATGGGATTGGATTATTGAAGTATGGGAAGGATATAGAATCGGTGATGATATGTACATAGGAATTCAGCCTATTGAATATCAACATATATCTGCTGATAATCCTAATTCACAGAAATTGCCTTACACTGGTGTAGTGTACAACAATACTAATAGTAAGCCTAGATCATTAGTAAGCATGATGAAACCATTACAGTATATGTATATTGTGGTATGGTATAGACTTGAATTAGCATTATCTAGAGATAAAGGTAAAGTAGCAGTAATGGATATTACTTAGATACCTAAATCTATGAATATTGATGTTAATAAGTGGATGCATTACTTAAGTGCACTAGGTGTAGCTTTCATCAATCCTTATGATGAAGGATGGGATATACCAGGACGTGAAGGAGGTAAGCCATCTCAATTCAACCAGTTATCTTCTTGGGACTTAACTATGAGTAATGTAATAGCTGAGTATATTCAATTGATGCAAAAGATTGAAGACATGGTAGCTAAGCTTACTGGTATTACTCCACAAAGACAAGGACAGATTGCTGCTAGTGAATTAGTAAGTAATGCTAATACTGCCGTTAATATGTCTTACCATATTACTGAACCTTGGTTCTGGAATCACAATTAGGTAAAAAGAAGAGTATTAACTATGCTGTTGAATACTTCTAAAGCTGCTTGGAAAGATAGTAAGAGATACTTGAATTATATATTGGATGATGCCACTAGAGCATTTGTACAATTATCTGATAATTTCTTCTATGAAGATATGGATATATTTGTAGATGATAGTACTAAGAATCAACAATATATAGATCAATTAAAGCAACTGTTACAACCTGCTATGTAGAATGGTGCTAGTCTATTAGATATTGCTGAAATCATTACTTTAGATAATATGAGTATGATTAAGAATAGACTTGAGGAAATTGAGCAGAAAAGAATGGAACAGATGCAGCAACAGCAACAGGCTGAACAACAAGCTCAACAGCAGATGGCAGAACAACAGAATCAGCTTAAAGAAGAAGAACTTATGCTTAAGGAAGCTGAACTGGATCTTGAAAAATATAAAGTAGATCAAGATAATGCTACTAAAATTACTGTAGCACAACTTAATGCTTATCGTGGTGCTGAGAATATGGATCAAGATATGAATGGTATTCCTGATCCAATTGAAATAGGAAAACAAGCATTAGAATAGTAGAAGATAAATTCTGATATTGCTACTAAACAATTAGAACTTAATAATAAGCGTAGAGAGATAGAGCAGAAGAGAGAAGCTGAAAATAAGAAGATACAGCTTGAAAAAGATAGAATGAAGCATGAAACTGAATTGCAACGTATGTCTGATAAAGCTGCTATGGATAGAGAGAAACTAAAGGCAAAAACTGCTATTCGCAATAAAGTAACAGGAGAGAAGTGATATGAAAGTAATACAGAACAAATTTATACCATTTAAGGGTTATAAATATATCAATATATTTGGTTTGATATTTACTAGAGATAAATCTAAAATAACAGATATTGAATATAATCACGAAAAGATTCATCTCAAATAGATGCAAGAAATGTTGTGGTTGCCTTTCTATATTTGGTATGGTATTGAATATTTAATAATATCTATAGCTAGATTATCAGATAAACAAGGAGATAGGTATCATGATGTATCTTTTGAAGAAGAAGCTTATAACAATGATACTAATCTTGACTACTGTAAACAAAGAAAACATTTTGCTTGGTTGAAATACATTAAAATTAAAAGTAATAAGGAGAATTAATTATGGCTTGTAAAGGTGGAAAGAAGAGCTCTAAAAAGGGTTCTAAGAAAAGTAAATAATTATGGAACGTGAAGCATTTAGATAGAGAATGCAACAGTATAAGTAGGCTAGGGAGAACAATCCCTAGCTGAAATACTGGGATTGGAAGAAGTATGCAGATGGTGGTGTTATAGATGAAGATCCACCACAGAATACTAGTGAAAGACCTATTACTAACTTTGATCCTAAAGGAGATCCATATAATCCTACATATGGATATAACCCAGGTGCAGGTTATGTTTCAAATTCAGATCCATTAGGTAGTTTATATGTAGAAGGAGCTTTACTTAATCCAGTATTTAAATTAGCAGGTAATGCAGTATCTAATATAGCTAGAGGATTAACTAAATACTCTTCTAAATATGTACCAGAAGTAAGAAGAACTGTGTAGGATAAAATAAATAGTTTGTTCCGTAGAGAAGCTGAAGATAAAGCTCGTACATATAAATTATATGATGATGCTATAGAATCTAGAAATAGAATAATTGAAGATCTATATTCTAATCCAGCTTATATGGAAAGAGCTAGATAGATTTAGAATACATATGGCGATGATTACGCTAAAGTATATGAAGATATAATTAATTAGTATAATACTAATTATTGGAATTTACCTAATCCTGTTATAAAACAGTTAGACGCTAAGGCTAAAATGTAGGCTAAAGATGCAGCTGTAAATAGGTATATTACTAGAAGACAACCAGCGGGATATGATGATTTTGAGTATTAGATAAATAGAAATCTTACAGAGATAGATTATCCTACTACTAGACACGAACTAGGACACTATGTAGATTTTAATTTAGCCAAAAGTTCAAATCCTGATTATAGCAATTCTATGTTTGCAGAGTTAAAAAGAGATTTATCAAAATAGAAGAATCCATTATTTCCAGATAAAACTGATTATTATAGCAAAGGTACAGAATAGAAGTCTTATATGAATACTCTTAGAGAGTATATGTTTAAGAATGGTATGATTAATAATATAGGAGATAAGGTAACTTCTAGATAGATTAAGAAAGCTATAAGATCATTACCTAAAGATATGAGATCTATTGAAGCTGCTTATCTTCAATTTGCTACACCTGGATAGTATACAAAATGGTTTAACAAGATACCTTTACTTGGTACTTATCCAATAGTAAATAAACAATTTTAGAATTATGAAGAAGATAAAGATAAAGCCAGAGAATAGAGGTAAGTTCAATGCAACTAAAAAGAAGACAGGAAAGACAACCGAAGAACTAACTCACAGTAAGAATCCTGTAACAAGAAAGAGAGCAATATTCGCTTAGAATGCTGCTAAATGGAATAAAGGTAAAAAGAAGAAAAAATAAATCTAATTAAATATTTTAATTATGGATAAAAAAATGACATTAGGTGGATTTGAAGCTGTACTAGATAGCTTTATCCCTAATCCAGACGGTGGTTTTAGAAATTCAAATGTTGATGAAAACATTAATGTTAACGCTGATGAATTTGAATCACTAGACGATGAAGAATTGGAAGATATTAAAAATAACAATATCGAAGTAAAGAATAAGAAAGAAAAACCAGTAGAAGAACAAGATACTGAGGAAGAAGAAATTGAAGAAGAAGATATTGAAGATAAATCAAAACGTAAGCCTGGTAGACCTCGTAAAGAAGAAACTATTGAGGAAGAAACAGAAGAGGAAGAAGAGGTTGAAGATAATAATGAAGAAAATGTTGTTACTAACTTCTTTGACGCTATGGCTGAAAAACTCAATTGGGAATTTGAAGAAGGTGAAGACAAACCAAAGAATGTAGATGAGTTAATTAATTACTTCCAAAATGTCATTGAAGAAAATAGCAAGCCTGAATACTCTAGTGAAGAAGTTGAAGCACTAGATAATTTCGTAAAACAAGGTGGAGATTTAAAGAAGTATTTGACTATTGATGCTGATTTAGATTTAGATGATATTGATATTGAAGATGAAGCTAATCAGAAGTTAGTAGTAAAACAATTACTTAAAGAAAAAGGATTCTCTACTAATAAGATTGATAAGTTGGTAAGTAGATACGAAGAAGCTGGATTACTTGAAGATGAAGCACAAGACGCTTTAGAAGATCTTAAAGAGATTAAAGAGGAAAAGAAGAAACAGCTATTAGAGGATCAGAAAAAGGCTTATCAGATATAGTTGCAGAGACAACAGCAATTCTACGATAACGTTGTTAGCGAAATAAAAGGCTTAAAGAATATACGTGGTATTACAGTCCCTGAAAAAGATAAAAAGGTTTTAATGGATTATATACTTAAGCCAGACACAGACGGTAAAACAAAGTACCAAAAGGACTATGCTAAGGGTGGTGTTAAGAATCTGATAGAATCAGCATACTTTACAATGAATGCTGACAAACTTATTGAGGCTGCTAAACGTGAAGGAAATAATTCAGCTATTGATAAGTTTAGACGAAGTTTAAAATCTAGTAGTATTACTACTAAATCTAGAAAACAAGCTACGGGTTCTGATGATGATCCAATTTGGTTCTCAGCTGCACGACAACTGCGTATATCATAATAATTAATTATATAAATAAAAAAATTAAATTACTAGTATTTTATGGATAATAATATTCTTAATAACCTCCAATTATACAAAGGTAAATGGTTTTCTGATTTGATCGACACTAATAAGATTAGTCTCGCTTCTCAGCAAAGACCTTATGAGGTATCTACTATCCTGTCATACGTATTTGGTACTAAAGATAATGGTTACAGTACTTCTCTTGATATGTTGACAGGTGGTCTTGGAAATGTAATGACTATTGATCAGCCTTCATTTGAATGGGGTGTTATGATCGACCAAGATAGAGCTGTTACAATTCGTGACGCTAAATGGAATGGTGCTGCAATTAGTGAAAATTCTACTCCAGGTTTGGGTAATACTCCTATTACTTTGTGGTTGGAAGATGCATGGTTTGGTCCTGGTGCTACTATCGAATTTGATGATAAGAGTCAAGCACGTATTCAGGACGCTCCGTATCAAGATGGCAACCTGTATGTTTATACAGTATTTGTATCTAACGGTAGTCCCGCTTCTTATATTGACCCTGCTGTTTTAGCTTCTGGTTGCCAAGTAAACCGTTTGGCTTCTGCTTATGAAGAATACAGTGAAGAGGCTGATATCCTGAATTACAATACTCACTTCAAGATGCGTAACTATTTGACTACAGTACGTCTGTCTTATGATATCACAGGTTCTGCTTACTCTACAGTTATGGCAGTAGCTTTGAAAGATCCTAAGACTGGTAAAACTTCTTATTTGTGGTCTACATTCCAGGAATGGGTTGCAATGCGTGAGTGGTACAAACGTCTTGAAAGAGCTTTGGTATACAATCAGAACAACGTAAACAAAGATGGTTCTTGTAATCTGAAAGGTAAGAATGGTCGTCCTGCATTTATTGGTGCTGGTTTGCTGGAACAGATTGCTCCGTCTAACAGACGTTATTATACTCGTTTGACAGCTGAACTGTTGGAAGACTTCTTGTTTGACCTGTCTTACAATGTATTGGGTACTAATGAACGTAAGTTCGTTGCCTTGACTGGTGAAATGGGTATGCGTGAATTTGATCGTGTACTTAAAGAAAAGATGGCTAACATGAACTTGATTGACACAGTATTCGTAACTGGTTCTGGTGATAATTTGAAGTTCGGTGGTCAGTTTAAGACTTACGAAATGTCTAATGGTATTGAATTGACTTTGAAGTATTTCCCGTTGTATGACAATACTACTTACAATCGTCAGTTGCATCCTGTTACTTTGAAACCGTTGGAGTCTTACCGTATGACATTCTTGGATTTGGGTCGTCGTGATGGTGAAGCTAACATTGTTAAAGTAGTTCGTAAAGATCGTGAATTCGTTAACTGGTGTACAGCTGGTTCTGTAACTCCTGCTGGTTACGCTCACTCTAACACAGAAGTTCGTTCTAACGCTAAGGATGGTTACTCAGTACACTTCTTGGGTGAAGTAGGTATTATGTTGAGAGACCCTCGTGCATGTGGAGAATTGATCATGGACGCACAGCAATAATCAGTTAAAATAATAAGTTAAAAGAATTATAACCTAATTATGTTCCCTGCGTTATAATAGTATAACTGAAAAAATTATACTATGAAAAGTAATGAGGTTTATAAGATTACAAATAAAATAACTGGGAAAATATATATAGGTATAACAAATCAAGGTTCTGGTGCGAGATATAGACATCATTGGTATGAATCTCGCATCGGAGAACCTTCTCCGATCCATCGTTCTATGGCTAAGTATGGCGAAGACAATTTCACTTTAGAGATTATAGACTTTGCTGAAACTTATGAAGAACTAAAAGAAAAAGAAAAATTCTGGATTAAAAAATTTAATTCAACAGATCGAAATATTGGATACAATCTTACAGAAGGCGGAGATGGAACATTTGGCAGAACGCATTCTGAAGAAACTAAAGAAAAAATTCGTCAGAAAGCGCTTGGGCGAAAAATTTCAGAAGAAACTAAAAAGAAAATGTCTGAAGCACGAATTGGCAAATGTTCAGATAAACAAAGAGAACATTTGAAAAAAATATCAATTCAAGCAAAAGCAATTCCTGTATTACAGTTTTCTAAAACTGGAGAATTTATAGCTAAATATGAATCTGTATCAGAAGCTGCAAGACAAACAGGTATAAATGGCGACACAATAGAGCGTCAATTGAAGAAGCCTTTAAAAAATCCAAATGACTGGAGAGTTAAATTTATATGGAAAAAAGAAGAAATTGCAGCTATTGCTGTCTAACTTGATAATCTAATTTTATAATTATGGAAGTAATCGTTAGAATGACAAAAGTAAATCCTTGGACAGGATTGATTAAATGGTCTAACTGCTTTGATTTTATTAGTTCTTACTGGACTAGATCTGGTAGTAGATACACTGGTTTAAAAGCAGATAAAGCTAGAGAACTAGAACAGAAAATGGGTAAAGCTGAAGGAGAATTAGATCCTGATAGTACATTTTGGGATACATTTGCAATTAAGATTGGTAAGAAAGAATTAGTAATTAATACTGATAGACCTGAAGGTGAATTGCAATATTTATTCCTATTAGGACATAAGAGAGTAGCAAATGGCATTGATAAAGTAACTCCATCTACTGATTATGTACTTATAAATAAAGAAGCTGAAGCAGAACAAATTAATAAAGCTAACAAAGTTAAACGTGATGCTTATAGAGCATTAGATAAGATGAGTCTTGAAGATATGCGCAAATGTCTTAGACTTCTTGGAATTAAAGCTGACACTATGTCTAATGAATTGGTTGAAGCTAGACTTGGTGAAAACGTAGAAGCTGATCCAGCAAGATTTATTAGAATTTGGGTAGATAATCCTAATAAAGAAATTAACTTTGTAATTGAAGAAGCTTTAAGTAAAAATATTATTCGTAAGAACAGAGCATCATATTACTTTGGTACTGATCTTATTGGTAACGGTCTTGAAGATGTAATTGCATATTTGAAAGACAAAAAGAATCAAGATATTTACTTAAGTATTATGTCTGAAATAAAATCTAAATAATGACTAGAGAACAATTTCACTCATATTTTAAAGTAGCAATGGACAAGAACTCTCAAAGCGTAGCCTTTGGGGGTTGTCCTGCTTTCTTACCAGAAGAAATAGATTACTGGTTAGATCAAGGTTTATACCAAGAAATCAGTAATAAGTTTACTGGTAATAACTACTTAAAGACTAGCTTTGAAGGATCTGTAAAACGTATTCACGATTTAGAAAAATTAGTACGTACAGATGTTAACGTTGTTGCTAATACTGAAACAAATTCAAATAGATGTTATGTTACTAACTTATTCAACGGTGACAGAATGTTCTTTGTAGATGCAGTGTTAAACTTCAATAGTAACAAAGCTACTATAAAATTAATAGATCATTCTGACGCTACTAAGTTCAAGAAGACTTACAATAACAATCCTTGGATAGAAGATCCAGTAGCTGTAATAGAAGATAATACTCTATATATCTATTATGATTACTTAGCTATGAGTAGTAATAGCTATTCTGTAGATATTACCTATGTTAAGTTTCCTACTAAGATAGAAGACTTACCAGCTGAAGGTATGAGTGAAATACCAGAGTATATGTAGTTTGAAGTAATTAACAGAGCTGTAGAACTAGCATTAGAAGATATTGAGTCTAAGAGAATATAGACTAAATCACAGTTGAACCAAATAGATGAATGATTATGACAAATCGTGGATTTCAAATCGAGTTTGAACGTAGGCTATAGTTAATGGATCCTAATTTAGTTATTAAGGATAAGCTATCCTCAGACACTATTATCTCATTCATTAATGAGGCAATTGATAAATTTTATAAAACAAGATACTCAGGTATTAACTTTAAAGCTCAAGGATTTGAGTAGACAGAAAAGCGTATAGATGATTTGCGTACTTTAGTTCGTAAAAGAAACTATTCAAATACTTAGATATCCAAAGGAACTAAAAATTCATATTCTGTTGAATTACCAGATGATTATGTATTATTACTTGGAGATACTGCTGGTATACAGCCGAGTGATGAATATCCTAACGAATGCTGGGAAAAAGACGATTTAGGTGCATATATAGTTAAGTATACAGATACGTTAGAATCTACAATTGAAACATTAGATAGACAATTAAGTAATTCACTATCTGAACACAAATTAAAATATTGTCAAGCTAGACCTTTAAAGTTAATTCAAGATAATAATGTAATATTATACACAGACGGTAAATATAAAGTAAGTGAATATGAGATTACATACTTAGCTAAGCCATCTAAAATTAATTCAAGCAATATTACTAATACCGAATATACAGATTTGCCAGAACATACACATATGGAAATTGTGAAAATGGCAATCTAGATTTATCTTGCTACTAAACCAATGTAGCACTATAATGCTTATTCCAACGAAATTGCTTCAATGGAATAACAAATAAATTAATGCGTTTGTCTGACCTGGAAATCTGAAATAAGGAAAGTAGAAGGACAAACTAGACTAGCGCTAAGTCTAACAATTAATTATTTTTATATAAACTATGATTACACGCGTTGATACCGTATTAATCGGAAAGAAATGCCCTACAGCCTATACTACTGTAGATGCTTTGGCTAAAGGGGACGTTGCTTTATTTGACTAGAATAAAGCACTAATTACAACTGCTGCTAATGCAGCAAATGCATCTACTGTTTATGTAGGTGTAGCTGGGGATAATATGACAATTACTCTGCCCAACGGTACTACTGCAACAAAGAGAATGGTAGAATATTCTAACGCCATTCAAAAAGCTTCTAAACCTTCGTATGTACAAGGTGATTATGTTGCACCAGTTCAAGAGAAAATCGAAATTGGTTTAACTAATGCTACTGTTGTTATCGGTCACAGATATGTTTTACGCATTGTTTATAAAGACTTATATGAAGCTCCAGGACAGTTTACTCATACTTATGAAGTAATTGCTTCAACTGAGACTGCTGATGATTTGGGAAATGCACTTTTAGCTAAAATTAACAAACACGCTAATCGTAGAGTAAGTGCTACATTTGCAAGTCATAAGCTAACTTTAACTGCAATGGAAAAAGATGACAATGAAGGAGTCAATTCTTTGAATGAATACTCTGTAGTTTCTATGGAAGCTTCTCTGTACGTTACTATTCCTGGTGCATTATTGTCTAATGTTCCTGAAGCAGTTCCTGGTGCAACTATTACTAAGACTGCTGGTAAACCTGGTAAAGGTTACTGGAAACAGGTGCGTGATATGGAAGTACGTATGTTGGGTTATAAGGGTCATGTATTCACAGATGCGTATCCTGCAATTGAACCAAAACGCAATGTTGAAGAAGGTTCTACATACGATTACTTTACTATTGAAAATGATAATCTGTATTTGAGTCCTGATAATCAGTATATTAAGACCACTCCGTTGACTACAGAAGTATATATTGAACACAATACTACTAATAAAACTTCTGTATTCGCTAAGGCTCTTGAGGCATTTATTACAGGTGAAGCAGAATAATACACGGTTTCTTTATTTAAACCCAGGCGAGGTTGAGGTTTATCCTCGGCTTCGCCTTTTTAATTTTTTGTAGATATGAAAATAATTAATGCAACATTAAAGAACGATACTATAACTATAACTTTAGATGCTAAGGCTAATGTACATAAGATTTATCTAGATTCAATAATAAATCAAAAGAATATGTATTCTGATGAAGATGATAAACACACTCATGTAATATCTGACTTTGTTACTTAGGATAATACTGTTATTGTTGATATTACTGAGTATAATGAAACTTCTTTTATAGTAAGCGTTCTTACATCAGAGGGTAATAGAGATGAAGCTATAGCAATAGATCAGAATGAATTATATTTAGCTAAAGTAAATCTACTTACTACATATTGTAATACATGTTTAGATAAACATTAGAAGCATATAATAATGATGTGTGATTTTAGATCATAGTTATTATAGTATGCTTTAGAGCACAATCTTACTAAAGACGCTATTGAACATTACATAGATCTTAGTAGAATGTTAGGTATGATAGATTATCATAATTGTAGTAAGTGCCTATCTCCTAATAAAGTGTGTAAATGTTGTAATGGTATGTGTGCGCTATGATAAAAGAAGAATATAAAAATGGATGCAGATTGAAAGAATAGGTAAAGTATAACATTGATTATGATGATTGCCAAATTCTTAATCTAACCTGTGCTAATTACATATATGATTTAGTATAGGAATCTTCTAAATATGAAACAAAATTAGAAGACATTAAAAAGATGTTATATATGATAGAAAAGTTATTAGGACACGAAGTACAATATGATATTCCAGAATATCATGGAGATAATAAAAAATGTTATTTTGGTGTAGTATCAGATAATTTTGTTATTGATGAAGATAATATAAAACAATTAGATTATGTACTACAAGATACAAAAGAATTTGTTAAAAGCTTTAGTACTGATTATCAAAAGATATTATATTGTTATCCTAATGAATTTGGAGATATAAATAGCATAAAAGATCAAAATCAATTTGAGATAAAAGAGTCATTTTAGAGGAATGCTGTAACTATAGATGGTATATTATATAATGTATATATACTGAAAGACGCATCCACAGTAGATAATTATAAAATATATTTTATATGATACAGGTAGCTGATAATTTTAACTATAGAGGAAAAAAGCCTAACTTTGATAGAGATAGTTTTGATACATTGTAGGATATGAAGAACTATTCTGAAAATAGTTTAGATGATGGTCATATATCTTATTGTAAAGAAACTGATAAACATTATAAGTTTAATTCTAATAATCAGTCAGATCCTACTACTGGTAAATGGGTAGAATAGCACGAAGCTGTTCCAGCTGATGAAGAAGATATAACTGAACAAAATGGCACTCTATAGTTAGCAAATAAAACTTATGATAAACAGTCTTTCAGTGGTTTGGGTAGAGTATATCTAAGAAAGAATATAGTAGGTGATAAGAACGTTCTTACTTAGGCTATGATCAATAAAGCTAATACTATATATGTTATTCAGTATGATTATGATTTAAAAGAAGCTAGTATAAATATTCCAGAAAATTGTGTTTTATAGTTTGATGGTGGAAGTTTGAGTAATGGAAATATTACATTAAATAATACCATTGTTAGTTAGCCAAAAATAGATAATAATAATGTAAAAATAATTGGCAATATGCTTAATACTGACAGAGATAAGATTAATGCTATTTATTATTGGATTAAAAATAAAAATATTACATTTAGACATAATTTATTTTATGGAACAAATGGATTTGATAATAATTACAATAAACTAAAAACTTTAGGTATTAATGAATTTTAGGTTTTTTTTAGCTTAAATAATAGTAAAGAACTAGGGTTTAAAACAGATGATTCTACTATTATATATGGAA